GTCTCAACTCCTGTAGATAGAAAAAAGATCATTGTGGCTTTAATTAGATCTATTTTTGATGTCGATGATGAGTTTGCGCTCATGCATCTCGACCCGCAGGATCCCGCCTACATCGAATATCGGGCTCATGTTGACAAATGCAAATCGATTGCTGACGAGGTGCTGAGTGTATTGTGAAAAAGTTCTCAGAGTTCTCCACGGAGGATCAACCATTAGACGGCAGGAAAAGTCGTATGGACGATATACTGAATCAGAAAATAATTGTCACAGGCTTCAGTATAAAAACGAGCAAATACAGTAAGAATGTAACCGGAAAGTATCTGACATTGCAATTTGAGATGAACAACGAGACCCAAATAATTTTTACAGGATCGGATGTATTAATCGGTCAAATGGAGCGATATGGCGAGGAAATCCCATTTGCGGCAGTCATTAAAAAAATCAATCGGTATTATACCCTAACGTAAAATGACTATGCAAACCAAAGCTAAAGGAAGAATCTAATGATCTTTCCAGGATACAAACCAGAGTTTGAATTTAACAACGATCTGGACCATATTAACTTTTCAGGTCACAACAAGATCCATTTCTGGGGAGCAGCAGCTATGGCCTATGTAAGCTCATTCTGGACCGTACCAGCCTTTGGATTGCTTGTTGGACTAACTGCATCATTCGCTATTGCATACGGCTTCTGGATAGCATGGGAGCTCGGTGACGGTTGGAAGCCTTCATGGGATGATCCGCGCTACAAACATTATAACACTGACTCAGGATTGCGGGCGTGGATCATAGCCAATGGGTTGCTGTCAGATAAATTTTCATTGCAAGATGCGCTGATCCACGACTTGGGCGGGTCCATACTGGGCATTGCCGTTGCGTTTATTACGCAAGGCATATTGATACTAAGGTAAAGGTAAGGGGCAAAAAATGAAACTGATTGAATTTAAGATAATTGATATTGCAAATGCGGTAGAGGGTCAATTAGAGAGTATCGATTTTCGCAAAATTATAAAAACATGGCTTCGTCAGGATGAGCTTGGATGGGGCAAAACCCATCCCCTGAGTACACCAGATGATTTCAGGCTGGCAATCAAGATAGATGAATGCCTGGAAGATAAAGCCAGTTCTCAGATTGTGGATGATGAAGTTGCAAATTACCTGAGCGATGTGGCTGCTTTTACGAGAAATTCTACTTCAATACCATTGGGACATAAAAAGGCAATGTTTGAATTCAAAGAGTATTGGGGAAAGGTCAAAAGCGAGAAATCGCAGTCATATAAAAAGCTGGGATCACAACTGAAAAAGATATTAGCAGGATAATGGTAAAAATGATTAAATCGGGGATAATGTGACAAATATCAGATTAGATCATGAGATCCAAAAGCTGATAGATGATATGAGCACAAAGGTCTATTACCGGAAGGGTAGGCTTTGTTCATGTGTACAAGCAGAGCATGGAGCTCCAGATCCCCAGCATGATTGCATCGATGGATTCAGATATGATGCTCCGATCGAATATGAAGTGCTCAGGACATCTGTAGATATGCGAAGGCAATCTGAGAAAGCCCAGCGGATCCTGCAGGGCGGATCCACAATTACGATCCCCCGGAAGCGGCTTAATCACCATGCAGTAATTACCGGGAATGTAGATCTCTCTGGTGGGATAGATCTCACTTCAGTATTTAACATTAAAATTATTGTGGACAGCGGATCTGAAACTACGATCAATGCAGCTTTAAAGGCTGCAGATAAGTCTGATGTATCACTCCCTGAGATTGTTCATTCAATCAATAGCGCAGGATTGGGGAATATAGCCTATGAGAGCGGATCCACGGGCGATCCTAATGAAAGTGGATACCTAACCCTCAGATCCCTCAAAGCGGGCTCAGATTCCAATTTAACGCTATTGATTCCCTCTTCCGGGGATGCAGTGAGTGCTCTTCTGGGAGTGGATCCAAATTTTTATCCCCATCGATACATCCCCAGCACTACAGTTATGCAGTATATCCTACTCTATGATGAGATCTCAATGGGTGATATCTTCACTTTAAACCTGAGAACTCGCAGGGATTCTGTAATGATGAAAAGGGGATTTCAGGATAGCATTAAGGCTTTCGATATTAAGCGGATCCTAAGTGTCTCCGCTGATGATCAGATCTATCATGAGAATATTGATTTCACGTTCGCTGGAGATGCCATTACGTGGTTAGCTGGGAAGGGCATGAGTAATGGGGTAGCATACGCTACTGAAATGCTTGTGAACCCAAATTACATTGTTTATGAAGAGCAGGCTTCAGATCGTGGATCTGATATTGAGCTTGTAGCAAAAAAAATAGTTTTAAAACTCCGGAACTATACTGAATCAGGAAGAGCGATGGATCTACCGATCGATCGTAAATCAGCCTTCAGTAATGCATTTAGTTCAGGGTTTCAATTATAAGGATATGATCCATGAGTGATACTATCAGAACCAGAGCCCAGATCCTTGCACTACTGGCTGACAATGAAAATGGGGATATCTCTCCACAGGATCTGAGGGATGCCATCATATCCATGTTCGGAGTTTATGGAGCAATCTATTCAAAGGATAACGCTGTTACTCAGGTGCTGGCTGCAGCAACCGCTGCAAAGTTACTGAATTTTACAAAGAATGGGCTGGGTGTAGGATCTACCCCAGACTATCAAAATGGGCAGATCACTCTGGACAATGGTGGTGCTTATATAGTTCTCTCCCAGATCTCCGCAAAATCATCCGCTGCAGATGCTACCATTAAGGGGCATTTAAGGCTGGATGCTGTAGAGGCAGATGGCGGATTTCATCATACCCTTACCACTGCAGACAAATTAGACTCCGGAATGTGTGTAGATCTGATTTCTGCTAATGCAGCACAGGTATTAAGCCTTTATGTAGAGAGCGATAAGACCACTACACTGACAGCAGAGCAAGTCCAAATAATTGCACTCAGGATAGGATAGAGCCGAATGAGCCCAAAGAATTCATCCCGTGCCCCGTCCGATCCCCCCAGCAGTATTGCTGGTGGGGATACGGATGAAACAGAAAAGGACGATACAAAAATGCCTCATGCAAAAGGATCGATTCTTATAGTTGACGATGATAGATCCCAGAGGGCTTATCTCCGTGGATTGATTGAGTATAGCTTCCCAGAGGTATATGTGGGTGAGGCTGGCAACTTTGAATCAGCAATGAAGATGGCTGGTGAACATGATTTTGATTTATTTGTTATGGATGTGCTGTTAGATGGGAATACAGATGGAGTTCAGGCTGCAAAGGCACTGAATGCACTGAATGGGTATCATGTAACTCCAGTGATATTTATTACTGCAGCAGACGGGATGAGGGCGAAACTGAAGAGTGAATTTGATAATTTCGTATGTTACGATAAACCACTTAAACCCCATGTATTTAATCGCCGTGTAGGACGATGCTTGGAGCTAATGGAAAGCCTTAATCAGATAAGGCAAAATGTGATAAGTCTGAATATTCTTGAAACTGATATGATAGCTCAAAATGAAATGCTTGGGGGAATACATGCCATCCGAACGTGATATCCAGAATGAGATCCTTAGATTACAGAAGCTGCAGGGCGATAAAGTGACAAACATTTGCAATATGGTTTCTGGAGATCCTTTTAGTCCGAACGATACCGGGATGAAGGGGATCCTGATGGGGATAGTAAAAGATATGAAGGAATTTGATATTAGTGATTTTAAAGCAAATGTAAAATTCCGTGAAAAAAAAGAATCTGAAACATCCCGGTTAGTGGTGGGAGTGACTATATTAATTGTGAATTTAATGGTATCTGGATTTATTGGATTAATGTTTACAATGGCAGCAAAAGCTGCTGGGACTGAATAAAAGTGAAAGGGTAAAATTTATGAGAAGTATGAGATTAATTCTGATCGTATTCATGGCTGTTTTTATTATGGCGGGCACTCTACTCGCTGTGCCTGAAGCTGCTTCTGCAGATCTTATTGCAGTCGTGGCAGATGCAGCAGTAAATGAAGCGGGATTGTTCGATAAGATCTGGATCTTCATTCAAGAAATCTGGAAGACTGCTGTAGGAACTATCATGGTTCTGATCGCAGGGTTTTATATACCGGGTGTTCGGACTCTTCTAATATTGGGTATTAAAGTGCTGTTTAGTGAGAAGATTGGGAAACTTATCTTTTTCGCCATTGCTCAAAAGCTGGTAGATGGAACTACTACAACGGTGGATAATAAGTGGCTGGAAGAGCTTAGGAAACAAGCTGGATAGCTATGCCTTCACCTAATGCACTCACTAATCTTATAGCGAATGCCCATCCATTGGGTAGCGAAGTGGAATTAGTCTGGACTCTTCCCGCTACGCTTCCTGATGGATGGAATCTGGTGCTATTCCGGAAACCCGGATCTGAGATCACCCAGAACGATATCGATAACCATTTCTTGGGAGCCATAAATGATGATCTGATCGTATCTATGTTCTCCGGAACTGACTATCCAGATCTCACAGGGATCTCTGATTATGCGGTAGATAATAAAACCTTGTATTATTACCGGGCAGTGCTGCAGGATACTTCAGACGATGCAGTATCAGCAGCTACTACAGCCGGGGTAAGTGTAACACCACTGAAAACCGTGGGCACAACGATCATCGATGCAAAGGCATTGATTCTGGAAAATGTAGAGAGAGTGATGAAATCTTATGGCATGGAGCGGGAGAAACATTATCAGCTTGCCCGTGAATATGGAATGCCTGAAATGAGAGCTCCGATCCTCTATGTTACCCGTGTAGGCGGGCATGTATTAAATCAGTTTCTGGGGTACTTCAGGGAAGTAAAAGCTGATATGAAAAACGCTTATGGTGAGATCGAAATGGATAACATTCAGGTAGTCTGGGAAGATCCGAATCCTATTCGCCGGGACAACATCACCAACATCTTCAGAGAGAACAAAGAATTTTTCCGCCAATATCTCATGCACCCAGACGGGGGCGGTATGACAAATGTAGAGATAATGATTGAAGGTGACGTGATAAATGAAGCGGTAAGGGACAGGGTTCAAATAGGTGGCATGATGATCATATCATGCGTAATTGAATCTGAAATCACCATGAACTCTACTCTGGCATCTTGGCTGGACGGTGAGGGACTGGGCACGGAATAGGGACGTAAATAAAATGGCAAAACAAAGTACAACTAAACAGGAAGTAGTCTCTAAAAGGCTCATTTCGCTATCTGAATTCAGAAACGATAACCCCGGAGCTATGAGCCCAGTGCTTGAAGCTGGTTTCCGGATGTGGATGAAGGTGGATAAGAAAGAATCTTTGAGAACCAGAACAAATGCCGAATGGCAAAAACTACTTTCAGAATATCTTAAGTCATAAGGTAAAGGAGCCAAAATGAGCCAGCAGAAGTTTGACAATCAAATTTTAGTCGAACCACAGGCTAAATCGAAGTTCACGGTAGGCGTAACCCCCCGGGCAAATCCACTTGCTACTGGACGGGTTATCCTGATCGGTTCAAGTGAAGGTGGTACACCAGACGAAATAAGCTGGTTCACGAACAAAGGGCAGGCAGAAGCAGTGCTCCGCTCTGGTGACAGTTTACGGGCTATGGGATATTTATTCAATCCATCCCAGTATCACGCTGGAGCCCCCTACGTGGGATATATCAGGGCACAAGCTGCCACGATCGCAACCCACGATGCAACCAGTGGAACGGTAGATTCTAAGGATTATGGAACCTATGTGAATGGCATTTCGGTGAAGATCGAAGCTGCTACAGTCGCAGCGGGATCCAAGATCACTGTAGTTTTTCAGGACAAAACAGAAACCTTCGATTATCTGGATCTGGCATTGTCAATTCAGTATGAGGGAGCTTTGGATTCTGGGTTACTGGAAATCACTGCTGGAAATCATATCATAGGATCTGCTGGAACTGCAGCATCTGAGTTAGTGGAATTTGATTTCGATTTTGCACTCTCCAGCTATAACACTGTGAGCAAGGTAGCAGCAGCTATCGAAGCTCTGGCAGACTGGACTTGCTCGATGTATGAAAACACCTATTCTGGTGTTGGAACGCTGAATAGCACGATCCTCAATACTTTAGCTGAAGGCGATGTGAAATCCGCTGCTTTGGTATTACAGGGATATCCATATATCTCTGAGTATGTCCTGAACAATTATAGTGCCTTTGTAGATCTTACTGTAGTAACAGATGGAGCCAAGCTCGCAAATACCACGGGTTATGAGTTCCTTGCTGCTGGTGCTGCTCCAGCAATGGATACTGCAGAGATCACTGCTGCATTAGTATTGGCAGAAGAGGCAAATGCTCAGATCATCTGGATCGATTCAGAGACTGCTGCAGATCATGCTCTTGTTACTGCTCATTGTGCTGCTCACTCATATTTCCGTGAAGGTTATTTTGGGATGGCATCCCAGACTACTGCAGCACTCGCAAAAAGCACTACTCTTGCACAGGCTAAACTGATGAATACTCCATACGGTAGCTTGGTAGCTTGTGGGATCAAAGAATTCGCAGTGGATGGATCCGGGGTAGAAGAAATTGCCCCTAAATTCTTTGCAGCAAAAGTCGCTGGGTTAGCTGCTGGGCTTCCAGTTCAGCAACCGCTTACCCGGAAGGTTTTTAGTTGTCAGGGTCTGCAGTATGATTTTATCAAACAGGATCGTGAAGATTTTATCCGTGGTGGAATTATCTGCCCCCGGGATATGGATGGAATTGGCACTGTAGTTAATCAGGGTATTAATACCATGCAGAACAATGCCAGCCTCTGGGATACAGCTTCCAATGCATCCCCAGAGATCTCCCTGATGAGATCTGCAGGAGACTTCAACAAAGGATTAGCAGTAGCTGCTGATCGTATCTTCATTGGTGGAACGGTCGGTGTTGGTCATGCTACCATTGTGGGCTTTGTGGAAGGGTACTGCAAAACAAAAGAAAAAGAGGGTGTTATCGCTGAAAATGATTCAGATCCAGAGAACATTCTGCCAGCGTGGGAAAATGTCGTGGCAGAACGTCTCGGGGATGGATGGAGCACAAAGGTTTCATTCAGAATCAATAACCCGTTCAATTTCTTTTTAATTGAATCAATAGCCGTGCTTTAAGCACACTCATTTAAGGAGATTATATAATGAGCGGTAAAGTAGTTCACGGTGCAAGGGTGCATGTGGTTTTTGAAGGCACGAAAATTGGTGTCTTGACTAACATTACTGAGAATGAAGATTATGGTGTTCAGGGTGTCTATGGCATCGGAAATTTCACCCCACAGGAATTAGTAGCATTGCGTTTCAGTGGAACCTTCAACTTCTCTAAACTGGTATTATCATCTGAGAGAATTGCTGATCTAAAGTATGCAGAACGCTCTGGTAAGGACTCTGGTGCAGTAGCACGGGAAATCCTTAATAAAGAGGGCTTTTCAGTAGTGATCGAAGATAAATATACCAAAGCAAACATAGCTACCATACAAGGCTGTATTATGTCCAATCTGAGCATTACCGTAGGGGAGAATGCTATTGTTACACAGAACGGATCTGGGCAGTATGGTGAGCCAATGATCACCCCATAAAGCACGAATAAAGGGAACATAGGGATATGACAACTGAAGAGAAAAAGATCGAAGATCAAAGTACGATTTCCGTATCTGTAGGGACGTTTGTTTTTAATAACAAGCTGAAAATCGGAGCGGAATCCGATATTGCTGTCAGGCGGAGCACGATCACCAATGGCTTATATGGTCAAATGATCGTCTCCCCTGATGTGAGTGAAATGATGGCTGCATGGCGGATAAATCGCATGTGTGAGTTAGATGGACGTTTAATCAAAGCCCCTTCAGATGATTGGAAGGGTTTTAAGGAGCTAACAAAAGAAGAGCTCGATGAAGTCTGGAGGGCGTGGACTGAAAAGTCCGGGCTGTTTCGCAGTCAACCCGATAAACCCAGTGATGGCTCTGAAGGATCCGAATCAGGAGAGAACGGAAGCTGAACTCCGGAATCTGGCTGAAGGTCAGATAAAGGATAATTGGCATCGTATCTGGTTCAGGGAGAAGTACAATCTTCCCCCCACGGATCCCCGCTATTTGGAAATGACGGATGAGGGAATCCTTGTAGAATTTGAGATCCAGCGAAGCATTAAGCGTGAGCGTGATGCCCAGCAAAAGCGCAGTGTCCCCCACTGCCCGGAATGCGATTTCATGGGAGCACCTTATCCTAATTCAACCTACTGCCCCCGGTGTGGTGCTGAAATGACGATCCCTGAAGGATCCGATCAGACCGACTATGTGGACGATGATTTTGCCCAGACGGTCAAAGACGAACTGGGAATAGACCTACCTGATATTTAATTAATCTCTGATTGAGGATCCCATGACTGAACAAAATATCCAAGTAAATGTTGGAACCAGAGTAACCGGGAAGCAGGAACTTGCTGAACAAACCCGGGCTATGGATCTTGCATCACAGGGATTTTCTCGTTTTAATGAGATCAAATCAGAAGCTGCAGAAAAATATCCGGAAGATCTAAAAAAGCAGAATAAGTTTCTAAATGATCAGCTTCAGCTTATCCGCCAGCTTGAACAGGCTGAAAACAAAAGCAGAATGTCTGAACTGCAGCACCAAGAGAAGATCGCCCGGCAGGAAGTATCCTCTTCCAGTGGCAGGGAAAAGGGCACAAAAAAACGTGATCTTGAACGAATCCAAGCAGAGATCTATGGAGTTAAAACTGGAGCCTTAGACGATGCAACCCGGAATACAGAATCATCCGCTGCTGCAAAGCAGTGGGCTCTGGATCAGGGAGTTTATGATCCCCAGCAGCGTGATTCCCCGGGGATGATCGGAGATCTCACCCAGAGCGGAATGCGTGGTGGTGCTGGTGGTGTAGCTACAGGTGCTGTTCAGGGTGTTACTGGAGCAGTAACCCGGAAGATGGCTGGCATGGGAACGGGTGCAAAACTCGCTACCGGGCTGGGTGTTGGTGTAGTGGGTTATGCTGCATTTAAGGGTGTTCAGGCTCTTCAGGAAGGATGGACTTCTTACAAGGATATCCTGAAGGATCTCACTGAGATCAGTGCAATGTCTGAAACGCTCCCAGTGAATGCTGAAGCCTTCCGTGAATCATTTGAAGCAGTAGCTTTAACTACTGCTACTTCCCTGAGTGAATTAGCCGGGTTAGAAAAAACGTGGATGCGGATCTTGGGTGCTGGTGCTGGTGATCCTGTCCAGAGAAGATTAGATCTCCAGAGTACAATTTCACTGGGCAAAGCCTATGGAATAGGTAATAGCGAATCCACTGGGTTCGTATCTGCTCAGGGTAAAACCGGATACTCTCCTATGGCAGATCCCACGATACTAAAGCAGGCGATCGCTGAAGGTGTTATGTCTGGGATCGGTGTAGCCAGATTGCCAGAATTCCTACAGGAAGTGATGGGTGTTACTGAATCAGTCATACAGACCGCCGTAACGATGCAGGATCCCGGGATGATATCAAGGTATGCCGGACTGTTCGGAACGATGGGAGAGCCCTTCCGGGGATCCCGTGGGGGTAATGTACTGAGTGGGCTGCATGACACGATGGCAACTGGTGGAATGGGCTTTCAGGCTGCTCTAAGAATTATGGAGCGTGGGGGACAAGATTTTTCGATCGGACAGGTCACTGCTCTGCAGGAACAAGGCATGGCAGATCCACGAATGCTAACTGAATTTTTCGGGATGGCTCGGGATATGGCATCTGGTGCTGGGAAGGATATTGAGAGAACCAGATGGGATCAATCCTTCCTGCTTAAAAAGTGGTCTGGAAACCGTCTCCAGATGGCTGAACTCTATAACCCAGACAAGGCAATGAACTCTCTGGTAGAGCTCATGGAACGATTTGGGGATAAACTCCCAGAGATCGGCAATATGTCTGAAGCTGAATTTGCAACTTTTATAGGATCCTCTTCAGATCTCACAGATGAGGAAAAGAAATATATCCGTGGTGCTACTTCAGGCGGGGATGAAAAGGATCCACCAAAAACTCAGGCTGAACTGATAGCTGAAACTATTAAGGAAGGACTGCAGGGCAGTGAGGATGCATTCAATAAGCGCATAGCTACCTTTAGGGATACCTTTGGATTTGAAGATCAGCAGGCAGCGATCGCCGGGGAGATTGGCAAGATCGAAACTGCAGCTACTGCATTTGAGAGTGCTGCATCCATGATGAATGATGTAGTAATCGCTTTTGCCAGAACTACGCTGGATAGTGATGAAGCCAAGAGGGTTCTGAGCGGGCTTCCACCGACTAATGATGAAGCTACGTTCAGTAGGAGAATGGGAACTCTCTGGGACTTTATACAATCTGAGAGTGGTAATTTTAGAGCTTTTGCCGGGGCAGGGAAGTAGTCGATGGTTAAGCATTTCACAAAACGGAATCCAGCACCCGCACTGATGTTTCATACTAAGCAAACAAGAGATTTTGGTATAGGCGGTGAAGGCGCAAGCGTGATAAATCCCGTTTCCCATATCCTGAAGATCAGTACAAATGCATCGATCAATGCTGCTCATGGATCCTTCACTATAGATCTGGTATGGTTCAAAGCAAAGCCTTCCGATATAGAGCCATTTTACTACGCTCTACTGCAGCCTTTGGATGTGGTGGATATCATGATGGACGGTGTGGAAACTACCATGCTTGGGCTCATTGATAGAGTGTCTAAATCTGAAGTAATTATGGAAAAGGGAGTTCAGCGGTCTGTTTCTATTGTAGGGCGATCACTGGGATCTATCTGGATCTTTGATCTGGTTAAGTATTTTGAAAACGCTCTGGGGCTGGAAGGGGATCTAAAACAAAAGAATTTAGAACTACAGCAGGGGGATATCGCTTTCGATTTCTTCCAGAAACCCACCTATGAAGCTGTGCTGCAGATAGCCAAAACTCTCCCCGGGCTGGATATCCAGCTAAAGAACGGATCTTTGAAGGATTGGATAGATCTGGAATCAGCATTATTTGTACGTGATGGGGAACTACTTTTTAACAGCCAGCTATCTCCATACAGTGGAACTATCTGGGATTATTTTAAGCAATACATACTGGATCCATTCAATGAGCTTTGGACTGATGCCAAAGGCGGGAAGATGTATCTTCGATCCCGTCCTACCCCCTTCAGCGTTCTGGATCCTGAGACAGCCATAAACCCAAAGGGTGAATCTGTTAAAATCGGCTGGAATGAAATAACTAACTGGATCGATGGCAAAAACGGGCATATCATTACTGAGGATCTTATCCGGGGTGAGAATCTTGCTGTTCAGCACGGAACCGGATATTCTGTATTTAGTGTGCTCCCCGGCGATCGCTTCACTGGATCTGATGGCGAATATGCCACGTTCCCCCCGCTGGTGGATTCAGATCTGGTTCATGAAATTGGAACCCGGGACAAAACAGAACGATTGAGCTACATCCCCCTGAATAGTGATGGGGAAACAGTAGAGGGATCTACTCTGGATAAATATAAATACTACCGGAATAAGCTCTATCTCTGGAACCGGGACAATCATCGCTTTGAAGCTGGATCTCTCACTGTCCGGGGAATGCCAAATGTCCGGGCTGGTGATAAGGTTATTCGCCCAGCTACCGGGATGGAATACTATGCGCCTGCAGTGGGGAATAAATACACTTTTGGGAAACCATTTATGACTAATATTTCAGTGGATCGTGGCATGGATCCTTTTACCCGGGAAAAATTATACAAAGCCGGGATGGACTTTGTGGGAGGCATGAATTGAAGGATGCTGTAGTAATCGGGATTAACCCTGTCACTATGACAGCGGATATCATGTACCGGGATACTCATGAGAGACAGCGGGGAGTTAAGATCGCTGGATCCGTGTATAGGAACCTGAAGGAAAAAGATTTTGTTCTGGTGGATTTTCTCCACAATGAGCCAGATAGCCCCGTGATCATGAATACACTAATGATGCCTAAAGATCCCCGTATTACAGATGAGGCAAGTGTATTAGATGCTATCAATTTCATCCATGAAGTAAAAGATGAAGAGGGTGTAGTAACAGCCATGCTGCAGTTCTCCACGAATAATGATGGAGATCTTATTCTCTCCCTATCTGGAGCTTCCGGATCCCTGAACCTGAACCTGAACGTGGACGGTGAAGAGGGCGGGAATATTAACATTCTGGCAAAGGGTGCTTTGAATCTGGACGTTCCCACTGGAGCAGTTATTACAACTGAGGGCGATGTAACAGTAAACGCTGAAGGCAATATAGAAGCCACTGCAGGCGGGGATGCAAAGATCGATGCATCTGGAACTGTAGAGCTTGGGAGTAATTTAGTTAAGCTAATTTTAAACAATATACCCAAGTGCTTTTATACTGGATTAGATCACTTCATCGGCAATACGAATGTGAAGGCATAATTATGGCAATGACAGCAGATGGATTAAAAGCAGCGATCCAAGAGGAAATGGAATCATTAACCAGTGAATCATCCCCGGATGCTGCCCAGTCAAAAATGGCGAATGCAATTATCAATTATATAAAAGAAAATCTGGAAGTGAAAATCCCTTCAGGTAGTCTAATAGAAACTGTATCAGGTGGGTCTGGAGTAGCAGCTTTAGGTGTTGCCAATGTGGATGCAGTAGATTGTGAGGTATCATAATGCCACAGATCCCACCAGTAGTAAATAATCCACCTAATATGCTCACCCTGATTGTGATGAATCATGATGCTCTGGGGATCCTGATCCCGCTGGTGCTTCACTTTCCAGTTATGCCAGAATCCTATATGATGCTGAAGCAATATCTCACCACAGTAACACCAACTAAAGGCGGTGGATGGGTAGATAAATATGGCATGGCTCCATCCCCAATAACCATTCAGGGCACGTTCGGATACAAGTCAAAAGGATTCATTGGATCCAAGTCAGTTTTTAATGGCTTTGGATGGGTTAAGTATCTGGAATGGCTGGTGGATGTAAGTCATGAGCAAAACGAAAAAGGGGAGTATCCCACGGTATGGCTGCTGGCTCACAATGTCATGCATTATTTTGAAGTGGAGCTCATGGAGTTCAATATCTCCCAGACTACAAACAGGAATATGCTCTGGGTGTACTCACTCAAAGCAACTGCTCTGAATCCTATTTCAGCAAGCCCCTTACTGGATCCTGTGAAGGATGCAATAGATAGTCTGAAGTCCGGAGCAGCGGAAGGGATCTCCAAAGCTCAGGGGGCAGCAACTAAGGCAGCTATCAATTTGAAGGGGAAGGCAATATCTGTTCTCCCCGGTGGTGCTTCTGGTGCTGGATCTAATCTGGGTGATATCGGAAAGGTGGCTGTATAATGGCAATCCCCGGAAGCGCAAATGATAGAGCGAATGAAGAGGCTCAACAAGTCCCCCAGCTAAAACCGGAAGTAGTTAGAACCTCATGGATAGAGAGACAAAAAGTAGCAGATCCCACTGGAGCTACCAGTATCAAATCTTCCAATTTCGCAGCCACAATATCTGCAGCAGGGATCAGATCTACCTTCAAGGAATTCCAAAACCTCTTGGTTCAAATCTATGAGGCAGTTCCATCCATCCATGCATACGCAAGTGGTGAGATTTTTGCCGGGATCTTCGAAGAGTTTTATACTGACAATCGGAACCCGCTGGCAAACCAAACCCTTTTTGGGGATCTCTCACCAGATAGATCTGGATCCACAATCGCCAAAACAAGAGCATCCCTTCGCAGGATCACAAATTCAATGGAGCTAATCAGGCAGGCTCTGGCACTGATCGAACAGATGGATAGCCGGGTAAGTGCATTGGTGGAAAATGCGAATGCTGATTTCATTAATGATGAACCCAGAACAGAAAATCTGATAGCATGGGCATACCGGAAAGGAGCCCAGCTAAATCCTGAAATGATTGGTAAAAAGCAGTTTGAGACCAATACGAATAGTAGCCGGGGATTAACAGATATCTATGGGCTTCTGGTAATGTTTGACAGTCTCACTCTGGAGCTTGAAACGCTGCTGGTGCTCCCGGCTTACTACAGGACTGCTACCAGCGCAGATACCAGCAAGATAGAGACTCCAGTAAAAACAGTATTTGTTCGGAAAAATGAATCAATAGAGCGGATTTCTGCCCGGGAACTTGGATCCGCTGATAGGGCACATTTGATCATGGAGTTTAATGATCTGGAGCCTATGGATATTCTGGGAGAAAACTGGGATGGGATGCAACTGAAGATCCCTTATCTGGATCCACTGGATACAGAACGTGTAGCAGCTAACTTTGTACTGGATGCCCAGCAAGGCGTTCAGGTTCTGGGTAGAGATCTTCCAAATACTTTAGATGTTGTGGATGGAGATCTCACTGTGCTGAACTATACAAACACGTTTATGCAGGGGCTGGATAACATCCTTCAGACTCCGCTGGGAGCGATCGCTGAAGATCCTGATTATGGAAATAATATTTTAACTCTGGAGCAGGCTGCTATCCCCCAAATCGTGGGGAGCATGTTAAGTCCGGAAGTAACCAGAGCACTCATGACAGATCCCCGGGTGAAGTCAGTGAGTGGTGTGGTAATTACAAAGGTGGAAGATGCGATAAAGCTCTCTTGTCAGGTGACAGCAATTAATCACCAGACTGAGGCAGAACTTAAAGCGAATCTGGATTAGCTATGATTATTAAAACACGTACAAAAATTATGTCAGAAATGATCGAATGGGCACGGAATAACAATTCCAGTATTACCAACTATAATAAGGGCGGGGTAGCTCGAGCGATATTCAATGCGATATCAGCACAGCTTGCACAGCTTTATTATAATGTTCACCAAGTCTTTAGATCTGCCCGGATCATGCTCTCAAATGGCGATGATCTGGAACTCGCTGTAGCTCCCAGATCCATGAAGCGTAGGGCAGCATCATTTGCTACCGTCCCGGTGATCTTCAGCGGTGTAGCAGCCACTACGATCCCACAGGGGACGAAGGTGGGGACGGGAAGCGGGATTGAGTATATCACTACTGAGAGTGCTGTTTTGGCAGCAAACGGGATAGTATCTCTCTCCTGTAAGGCTACCATAGCTGGCTCTTCAAGTATGATAAAGCCGGGTGAGATCTCAGTAATGGTGGATATCGTCTCTGGGCTTACTTCAGTGTCAAACGATACCCCTTCCATTGGTGGATATGATTACGAATCAGATGAACTTCTCAGGAGCCGGGCAATCACCCAGTTAGCTACTCTCTCACAGGGAATAGAAGCAAGCTATGAAGCGTGGGCTCAGGAATCCCACGATGAATTGATCCGGGCAAAACCCCAAATTAATCACCCCCAATACTCCCAGAAAACAGTAGTGGTTCACTGCCTACGAAATAATGGCGGGATCTTCACAGATACCCAGCTATCAACTATGGCAGCATACATCCAGCACAAAGCTCCACTGGGGATCGTGGTAGTGTGCCTGAACATGGTATGGATGCTGGTAGATGTTACTGCAGAGGTGGTTCTGTATGCTGGATATGATATTAATTCAGTCAGGGATAACGTGATCCTGAATCTCCAGCTATACATGGATTACAGGGAATGGGACTGGGGTACTGATGTGGATTTCAGTGATCTCTACAGTCTGGTAAATAACAGTCTGGGGATCTCAGATATCCAGAGATCTTCATTTAGTCCGGCTTCAAATATCCAAGTGGGAGCCTATTTACTTCCCAAAATTGGATCAGTAAGTATCACGGAGTAAAACATGGCACGTACAAAAGCAGGCGAAATCCACGAATCTCTCCAAACCCCTCTATTAGATATAGAGCCAATGCGCTACAGGCAAACGTATGACAAGCTCATAATGAAGCTGCCTGAGTTTGTTACCCGGAATGCTACTCTGGATGCTGTTTTGATGGCGGTGGGTAATAGCATAGATCTGTTTATTAGGGATCTGGACGGATTCAAAAATACCCTAACACCCTCAAAGGATGGGGATCCGCTGTTACTGGATGCTCTGGCTGCTGATTATGGGCTCAAAAGGCATCCTGAAGATAATAATTTTATCATGGCGATCCGGATCCACAATGCGATCCTAACCCACCAGCAGCGGGGAACTGATGAAGGGTTATTAAAAGAGGGCGGTGAACGTGCTCTGGTAACTCCATATCAGGTTACGATGCAGATGGCGATTGGTGTGAATCCGATTGGTGTAGGTTGGGGAATAGGCGGTATAGGAACTGGCTGGATCCACTTGTGGAATGATTCCCCAGAGACTGAATCTATCATTGAAAACCATATAAAAGATATCGTGCCATTCCACTATAAGGACGGGATCGATTATACTGCAGTTTATGGTGGTGCTGCTGGATTCAAGTCGGTACGTGGATCTGAACTAAGTGATAGCGGATCCTACACAATTACAAATACAGGATTCTCGTTTCAGGAAAACTCTCTGGTTCCCAGTTCCACAATAGCCTCATATCAGCTTGGGAATATGGATCTGGGGGCTACCTATGCCTCATATAAATGGCTGGCTGACTGGATCGATTATGCACGCTGGGATCTAACTTATGCACTGGTGGTATCAGTCCGGTTTTCTCCGGATGAAGCGGTATGGTCTGCATGGACTCCATACGGGAAAAACCAATTTATCCCAGAATCAGAGCTTGATAGATATGCACAGTTCAAGCTGGAATTAACATTAGATCCGGGTACTGAGATCTTAGCACATTACATATTTAAGCGGTTCGTCTTGAAGGGACTCACTTCAGATCAATGGTTATATGGAGAAGAGCCCCGTGGATCAGCTTTCTTTGAACCTGAGTTCGGAAATTAAAGAGGTATAAAATGGGTACATTAGCAGCACCAAATCTTTTGATTACACTAACAGATTTTTCATCTGGAGCAGTAGATACCGGGAAAAGCGTGGAAATTGTACTCCACGGCGATGCATATCCCGGGGATGCTATTGCTCTATCTGAAATTGGAGTAACAGGCAAATATAAATATGAAACCAGCGTGGGCGTAGCAGCTATCACTCAGGGGATGTATGAGGTCTATGCAGATGCTGTTTTTGTAGCTTTATTCCAGCATGGGTTAAGTGCGGTTCAGGATCACATGGACAGCGTTTCGAACCCCCATACAGTAGTAGCTGCCCAGATATCTATTGCAGACAGCGGATCACTGATTACAGCGGAAACCGTGGAAGCTGCTTTGCAGGAGATAGTGACTGCAGTAAACACAAAAGCATCTTCTGGATCCACTGTTCTCACTGATAACAGCACCCAGAGCGTATCATCCTCAAAGCCAGTAGTCACTAATCTCGATGCTGACAAGGTAGATGGAAAGCATGTGGGCTTTAGTGTGAATCAGATCCCATATCTGGAGAGGGATGCCCGGGAAGATATCACTCTCAGGCTGGATGCAATCCCCAGAGATCTCACTGGTAAAAACGCTGACAAGCTGGATGGATATCATGCAGGATCCTCTGGTGGGCAGATCCCCATTCTCTCTGCAAATGTAGAGGCTGGAAGGATCCATACATCCCTGCAGAACATTGCTCAGGGATATGCAAACAATCAGATCCCCAGATTACTCTCTTCAAAGGGAGCTACCGGGCTCCATACAACACTTCTGAATAAGGAAGTGGGCTCTGGTGATCTCATGATTCCCCAGCTTTCTACAGTCAAAACAGTCGGGAAATTATCTACTACGCTCATGAATAGAGAAGTAGGTACGGGGCACGATATGATACCATTAATCTCTACTGGGGCAGGCGGGGATGCTGGGATGATTGCAAAAGTAGCTATCATAGGTCAAAACCCCGGAACTGCTCGATCTGCATCTGATAATTTATCTGAAATATTGCCCCCAGATAAATATGGTGGTGGATCTATCTGGATGGAAAAGGGGATCCCTAATAACATCACTAATTACCTGATCGATGATTCAATGGACTGGAGAGATCGATTTATCAATTTTTCCGGGTATTTGAATTCAGCCAATGATACCACTTTACCCGGTGAAGCTACTGATTATGGGATAGATGCAAACATGGTAGATACTCAAGCTGCTCCCATTGGATATCAGATCACTCAGGGATTCCTTTATACCCAAGAGGGAACTACCCGGGCGGGCTGGGGTGCTACATCCCCGGAAGTAATCATTTATGAGAACGTAGCAGGGAATGAAGATGGGTTAGTTCTCTGGGTAGATAACTCCAATGGATATCTCTGGTGTGGCAAGGCAGTAACCACTTATTCAAATGAATATTCTGTGATGCTGAAAATTGATTACAGCCCTAAACAGAATCACTATTAGGAAGGCATGAGCTATGAACGGTAAAGCACCACAAGCCCTATTCTCTTCAGGGCTAACAGATAACAATTTCGATCTCCATGCTTCCCAGACAGTGAAAGCTATTCTGGATCGCATGATAGATCTGATGGATACTGAAGGCGGGATATTTATTAACTCGCTGGATGAAACAGATCTTCAGGTAATAGATGCAGGCGGTGGATCTGTTTCGGTTAAAGCCGGGGTAGGCTGGGATAAGTTCGGACAAAGGATCTATCTTGGTTCAGATGATTCTGCTTCTGCAATAGTCGTGGGAACAGTGTCAATCACTACTCTGGATCTATCCACAAATAAAAACATTAAGCTGGATATCGATAACGCTGGAGCTACCCAGATAGACTGTAGCTCTGAAGCAGCGGTAGCAGCAGCAGCTACACTTCTGGAGATCTTGGCAGCGATCAATGCTGCTGGATATGGCACTATTGCATTCCAGACAGATGCAGTAGGTAACTTTGATCCAGATGGAACCTACATCACTCTGAAATCTCCCACTACCGGGGGATCCTCAGAAGTAGAGTTCCAAGTTCCTTCAGCAAATGATGCAGGGAATGAGATCTTTGGTATCACTGAATCAGGATATCCCCAAACCAGTGTAGGGGGCGGTGGATACGATATCACAGATGATAGCATTACTTATAATATTGTGATTGAGCATGTAGCGGTGGATTCTGTTATAGGGAACTTCATAGCGGGATATCCCTCTGGAAGTGATACGGAATACACTCGCAGGGATGATTCATATAAGATTACTGTTACCACAGCGGATCCTGCAGACGATGCAGATGAACACGAACTGCTGCTGGCTCAGGTAAGCAATACCGGGGGAACTTTGACTATCACGGATAAACGGGCTGATAAAGCTGTTCGTCTCAAGGGTATTAAACAGGTCGATAATACTCCCCCTTCCGCTCCTGTCCTTGTAAATATCACCACTACCCAGAAAACTTCCCAACTGGGATATATCATCCCAAGATGGGCAAAGGTTACTGATGCTTCTGGGATCCGTGAATACATAATTAAAATGGTGCTTATTGAAGATCAGGGTGTGGCAGTGGTAGATGCCCAGCCAGAATTTCACTCAGTTTATGCCATTGGATCCACTGCTGCAGAGCTCTATACCAACATCATGAAGCCTCTGGGTGAGAAGTATCAGGTTTATGTGGCTGCAGTGGATAACTCGCTTTCACAGAACCAGAGTGCTTTCACAGATCTGGGGGCTGTTCTCAATGGTGGGCAAGCAGCAGACTATGCTGATGTTGTCATGCCTCAGATCACTCTCGTTCCAGTATCGAACGGTGTCTATGTGGACTGGGCAGAAAGCGAAAATCTCATAGGTTATCAATACTGTTTTACCACGAATGGATCCCAGCCACAATTCCTGAATAATAACACTTTTGAGATACTTCAAACTGAAGTCACTGTTCAGGCTGCTCCCGGGACTGAGATTAAGATCCGGGTTCGTGGTGTGCTCCCCAATAATACCAAGACTGATGCGATCGTAGGCGAATCAGTAGCTGGTGGTGTTGTTATTGGGAATAATGAAAAAGTGCTCTCTCTGGATACTAAATCTGTATTAGCTACAGACGATGGAGCAGTGGCAAGATTTCTGGGGCAGCGGATCCTTGTGAACCCTGCTGACATTACGAAGCTGGCTCTCTATGTTAGTGCTTTGACTCTCAATGATTCAGAGCGTGGCGTAGTTAGAATATTCCGTGAGAATGCTGAAGCTCAGGCAAGGTTTATCACCTTCACAACTACCGGGACTTTGGAACTCGATTTTGAAGATTTCGCCATGACTGCAGGCTGGATAATTATCGATGCTTATGATGATGCTGAATCCGGATCCAGCCAAGCTGCATTCACGGTGGATGCTCATTTATTCTATGCTGAAGGTGTAGAAGCCTCACCAGTCCGGAAGGGACGAAGTGAGGGCAAAGGATCCCGCATAGGTGATCGTTCTGGTGGACAAGCAAACTGATAGTGAGGAAATAAAATGAAAGTAGATGGAACTCTAAAATTCACAGTCGAAGCAGAGGGCTCTGAGTTAGGTAAAAAACGTGCTGAAGGTGATTACGTGGTATCCGTTCTGGGTGCTACAATGCCTTTGAAGTTCGATGTAGCTCTGGCTAAAGACGATGCTGCAGTATCACTCGGATTAGGCGGGATAACCACAGTCAGGTTTCTGCATATTTATGCGGTTTTTGCTGATGGCTCAGTGGCTAATGCTGATGTGGAATTTATCCTAAATGATGGCGGTGGAGCTCAGACAATTACAGGCACAGAAATCATGGTGGCAAATACAGATATCACAAGTATTAGCCTCACGAATAATTCCCACGATACAGCGGGATCTGCTGCTACAATCTTTGTGGATATCGTAGGAGACTAATCCCCCAATGCCACAGGAATCATTAAGCGGAAATATTGGAATTACTGGTGTCCGGGTAGATCTGGTTCGCCAATCAGATTCTGTTCGAATAGATACCATTGAATCCAAGCAGGTCGGTGATCAAAAAGGATACTGGGAGTTCATCCGCCCGGTGTCTGGGAAGTATGATGTTACTTTTACAGGCGGGGGAACTACCCCCGCTGATAATCTCTATGGGATTGAGGTAGTATCTAATACTCTGATCGAAGGTGTGGAGCAGTTTGTAAACGATACCGCTCCCAATGGTTCCTTTGCTGCAGGATCTACTCCTGTAGGGCATGTAAATAATAAACTGAGTGCTCAGGTCACGATTGAATGGGGATTCACTCAGGGCTCTGAATTCGCTCATGGTTTTATCGTTCGATGGAGCCACGGATCCGGATCTCCCCAAACGGTGGATGATTCCAGTCCATCTGTAAAAGTGGATTCCACTGTTCGGAAGTTCTCGATCAATCTCCCCGGGGATGATTTCATAACATTTAAGGTATATCCATACTTCTCTACCAAATCTGGATCCACGGAAGGGGCTGTATATGCTCATGCTAATTGGAGCGATTACCAGCCAAATGCAAACCCTGCTCTTCCTGCAGGGAATCTTCCTACAGGAACGCTGATTCAAGAGGGCGGTGGAAACGTAGTTCAGGCGGATGGAGTAGTTCATACGGGGTTCACAAACCTTAAAGATGGCAAGCTCCCAGACGATGCATCTAAGCTGCTTGAAAATGTAGGTGATTCTACAGCCAGATCTCATTCTGCAGATGTTCGGGCATCTTCAGCGGATAAAAAGGCTGGCAGTGCATTAGTTAAAGCAGCTTCAGCAGATGCACTTGCCCAGACAGCGAAGCAAGATGCTTTACTGGCAGATAACAAGGCAGATAGTGCAATAGTAAAAGCGGGATCCGCTGATGTGAGATCTCAATCCGCTGATGTAAGATCTCAAAGTGCTTCAGTGAAGGCTGATTCAGCCAGCGTAAAGGCAGGATCTGCCAGCATAAAAGCAGGATCCGCTGATGCTGTAGCCAAATCTGCCCAGACTGATGCAACCCAAGCAATTTCTGATGCCTCAGATGCAGATGATAAAGCAAGCTCCGCATTGGTCAAATCAGGCTCTGCAGATGCGAAGGCAAGTAGTGCCCTCACTCGGGCGATATCCGCTGGTGGTGAGGCTGCTTTGGCTCTGGATACAGCAACCTCTGCAGAATCCCGTGCCAAGTCCGGGGAAGCGAAAGCTACCACTGCAAAACAAGCTGCTACTCTGGCTGATCAAAAGGCTGGGAGTGCATTAATCAAAGCTGCTTCTGCTGATGTTCGTGCTGGCTCCGCTGGATCACAGGCAAGTTCTGCCCTATCCCGGGCAAATACTGCAGTTCAGGATGCTGCTCTGGCAGATAACAAGGCTGATAGTGCCATTGTCAAAGCTGGATCTTCAGATGTGAGATCCCAATCCGCTGATGCCAGATCTGCCACAGCAAATGCAAATGCTGTCAGTGCTCAAAATTCAAGTAAAACCGCTCTGGCTAAAGCAAACACTGCAAACACCAATGCCACTTCTGCCCAGAACGTGGCTAAGTCTGCCAATGTGAAAGCGGGATCTGCTCTGGTGAAGGCTGGATCCGCTGATGCAAAAGCCTCTTCTGCTCTTACCCGTGCAATTTCAGCCGGGGGTGAAGCTGCTCTGGCATTAGATACAGCCACTTCAGCAGAATCCCGTGCCAAGTCCGGGGAAGCCCGTGCCAGATCTGGTGAGGCAAAAGCATCCACAGCTATCAAAGATGCAGACGATGCGGATATTCATGCAAAATCGGCTTATGCTCAGGCAAACACTGCCAGAATCATCGCTACATCCGCTGTAAACTCTGCAAAAACTGCAAAACAGGCAGCTACACTCGCAGATCAGAAAGCTGGATCTGCAGGATCCAAAGCTCAATCCGCTTTGGTTCGTGCAATCTCTTCCGGTGGTGAAGCATCTGTAGCACTCGCTAATGCAGGATCCGCTCAGGCTCAGGCACTAACCGCAAAAAATGATGCAGCAATCGCTGACAATAAAGCAGGATCTGCAGACGTGAAAGCAGGATCTGCTCTGGTAGTTGCAAATGGAGCTCAGAATACTGCAGACGATGCACTGGATACTGCCACGGATGCAACGGCTCATGCTGCCACTGCCTATGCTAAAGCCAAGACTGCAAATCAAGATGCAGATAATGCTCAGACTTCCGCCAATGCTGCTGACAAAAAAGCTGGATCCGCTCAGGTTTCTGCAGATACCGCTTACACCAAAGCCAAGACTGCAAATGCTATTGCTGTCAGTGCTGTGAACAGTTCCAAAACAGCCTATGCTCAGGCAAAAACGGCGAAGCAGGCTGCTCTGCTGGCTGACAATAAGGCTGCTTCAGCAAATGTTCGTGCTGCCAGTGTAGAAAACAAAGCGAAGGGCTTAGATGCTACTGGTAGCTTTGTTGGTGCTGGTGCTGGGAACCAGAGAATAGAACTTGATTACGTGAATGGAAGGCTCCACTTCTATGACTCAAGCAATAATGAAATAGCAAGACTTGGTGAGAATGTAATCGGATCATGGGAAGGGCTATTTTTCCCTTATGTGAATACGGTTATAGGCTGGTCTAATGGTTCACTGGGGGCTGCAGGATCTGATATCTACGCACTTCATACTGAGAACGCTGGTGGAACGGAAGCCTATTTATTTTGGCAATCCTCTACAGATACAATTCCCCTTTATAGTGAGGGGATAGGATTTGGATCTGTAGATTCCAATATCTATCTGGACAATGCAAGTGGAGTTCTCACATCTGAAGCTGATTTCCATATTGTCGGTGCAGATCTGTATATAGGGGTAAATACTACCGGGTATGCTAAAATCTATGTAAGCTCAAATATCCTCTGGATCTACAATCAATATCATGGTACTGGGATAGTGATGTGGGCTCAGAACGCTTCTGGGGTAAATAAGTATGGGCTCACCTTTGATCCGGATAACTCAGTGAACATTTACTATGATGGTGATATCGCAGTAAGGACTATGGCAGATGGGATCTATCTGGGTGATGCTACAGATACCAATCTCTACAGATCTGCAGCAAATATTCTATCAACAGATGATCACTTTATCGCCGGGGGGAATATAAAAACGCTCAATAATTTTCAATCTTCTGATGGAACCAATGGTGCGAACCTTACCAAGTATTTCACGGATCTTAACTCAGATGAATGGGTAGTAGTTGTAAAAGACGGATTAGTAACAACCTTTGAGATATTGTAAGTGATAGATAAGCTGAAAGTTCAGGACTATCCACCAGAGCTTCTAAAAGAGCTCAGGGCTGCTGTGATCGCTCAATCTCCCGGGTATGACATTGTAGAAATCTATGCTGCAGGAAGCCGGGTGCAGGGGACGTTCAGGGATAGATCTGATTTTGATATCGCTGTATATGCCTCAAATGTAAAAGAATGGGATTATCGATCTACAACTGCAGAGAGCTTTCACGGGAAAAGATTAACTGTAAAATACTTCCCCGCTGCAGATCTACCATACAGATTAGTAAAAAAGGCATGGGATCTGCCATTGTACTCACTGATAACGGGAAGGTATCATGCTGGCAAGGCGGAAGATCTGGCAGCTTATCTTCATCGGAAAACATTGCACCCAGATCTAAAAACTGCTATCATACCAGCCAAGATATCTACTAAGATATTTTAACATAGGGAACCATAGGGAAAAAGAACATGATAGAAGCCAACCAGAGCCCAGA